GTGAAAATCAATATCCCGCTGGACAGCGTGAAAAAGCAGATCCGCGAAGAATTCCGCATTGCGCCGCTGGTAACGCCGGAAATGCGCGAAGCGGAAGATCTGTGGATGCAGATCTGGACGGGCACCCCGCCGTGGGAAAACGATCAGGATCGCACCATCAATTTTGCAAAGGCCATGACCGGCGAAGCCGCGCGCCTTGCGACGATGGGCGTCAGCGTCGAACTGTCCGGCTCGGCCCGCGCGGACTGGCTGCAGGAACGTCTGAACGAAGAACTGATTCCCTTTCTGCGTGACATGGTGGATGTGGGCTGCGCTGCTGGCATGTTCTTGCTGAAACCCACGCCGGACAGCATCGGCCTGTACACGCCGCCGGAATTTACGATCACGGCGGTGGATAACCGCAAGCGTGTGATCGGCGTCGTGCTGTATGACACAAAGGCAACGCCGGATTATTACTACGTCAAGGCCGAATACCACCGCTACGACGGGATGCATTATGTGGTTTCCAACCGCGCGTTCCGGCTGGCGAAGGGCAAAGCATCGGCATCCCGTGTGAATCTGGATGAAGTGCCGGATTGGGTGGGCATCCTGCCGGACGCCATGCTAGATGATACCGCGCCACTGTTTGCCGTGTGCACTATGCCAGACGCCAACAACATCGACGGCGGCGCGTGCGGCATGTCCATTTACGCCAACGCCCTGCCGGAACTGCGTGGGCTGGACGTCGCATGGTCGGCTATGGTGGACGAAATTCAGGATTCCCGGTCGATTGCCCTTGTGGATGATCGCCTGCTGCGCGAACCAGGGCGGAAGAATGTTTCCGTGCGGCTGCCGCGCTATGTGCAAAACGTTGCCGGCTCGGCGGCCGAAAGCTTCTATCAGGAAATCGACCGCAAGCTGAAAACCGGCGAACGCCAGACCGGCATCAACATGCTGCTGCAAAGCCTGTCGACGAAATGCGGCTTTTCAGAAGGCTATTTCAGCTATAACGAAAAGCAGGGGCTTGCCACCGCAACACAGGTGGAAGCCGATGACCGCCGCACCATCCAGCGCATTAAGGACATCCGTGACCGCATCCAGAATGCTGTGGATGACCTGATTCAGGCGCTGAACGACTATGCTGATATCTACGATCTGGCGCCGTATGGCACCTATACCGTGGCGTATAACTTCGGTGACATCACGTATAGCTACGAGGAAGATCGCCAGAATACGAAAAGCCTTTGCCAGCTCGGCGTTTTGCCGTGGTGGATGTATCTGGTGCGCTTTGAAGGTTTCAGCGAAGACGACGCGAAAGCGGCCTATGCCGAAGCCAACACAGCGAAACCGGGGCTGTTCCCTGATACCGAATGATCACCCCAGAACAGTTCCAGGAGATCGGCGAAACCCTGCTGCCGCTGCTGGACGACCTGACGGAATGGATCGCGCGCGATATGATCGAACGCTTCATGATCCGCTTCGGCCGCGGAGAAAAGAAGCTGCTGACCGGCACGGATGAATGGCAGGCGTGGGTGCTGAAACAGGCCGGCGGGAATCTGGATGAAATCCAGAAGGCATTGGCCAAAAGCACCGGCAAATCGCAGCAGGAAATCGCAAAGATCTTCAAGGATAGCGGCATTCAGGCAGCAAAGGCGGACGCTGAAGCCGCCGCCGTGACGTTTTCCAGTCTGTCGCCCCGCATGATGGCGATCATCACGGACGCCTACGAGCGCACGGTCGGCGAAATATCCAACATCACGCGCACGACGGCCGGCGCGACCAATCAGGCGTTTATCGGCATCTGCGACGATGCATACTGGAAAGTACGCACCGGCGCGCAGTCCTACACCGCCGCCATGCTAGAAGGCGTGAAGGCGCTGGGGCAGGTGCAGCCGATCGTGCGTTATCCGTCCGGTCACAAGGACACGCTGGAAGTGGCGGTGCTGCGCTGCATCCGCACGGGCGTAGCGCAGTCATCCGGTAACATGACGATCCAGCAGTGCAAAGACATGGGCTGGAATCATGTGCTGGTGTCGCAGCATCTGGGCGCGCGTGTATCCGATACTGACCCGATCGCCGATCATGCCGGCTGGCAGGGCAAGGTGTACTGCATCGCTGGCAAGGACGCGCAGTTCGATAACCTGCTGGATGCGACCGGCTACCCGGAAAATCCGCTGGGCCTGTGCGGCTATAACTGCCGCCATTCCTTCACACCGTTCCTGCCTGGCGTTAGCCGGAACAATAACAAGCCGATCGATACCGAAGCCAACCGGCGCGCCTATGAACTGTCGCAGACGCAGCGCGCGATGGAACGCCGTATCCGTGCACAGAAGCGCAAGTGTGCGGCGCTGCATACGGCCGTGAAAAGCTGCGAAGATACGGCAGGCAAGGCAAAATTGCAGGAGAAATATGCGCAGTCCGCCAAGCGCCTGCAGGATCAGAACGCGGCCTACACGAAGTTCTGCGCCGACAACGACCTGAAACCATACCACGAGCGGCTTGCCGTTGCAGGGTGGGATCGCTCGGCGGCGTCAACCGCGTCCGCGGCCGTTCGAGAGCAAAAGCGCGTCGACAAAATGATAGCCGATTTTAACGCCGAGCATGTGGCGAAAGATCCTGCAGAACTTCTTCCAAAGTACGAATATGCACACGGTGTAAAAGAAAAGCTGTTGAACTATTCGCTTAATATGAAGGAGGGCGCCAGTGGGCGAGATAAGGCGGTTGTATTTCAGGCGGCGCTGGGGTATAATGCAAATAATTACGAGTTGCTTATGCAGGAGATTATGGCGGGCATTGGCAGGTATAAGGCCAGCGGGAAAACAACCACAGAACATGGGGAGAAATTTACCGTGCGAATGCTGGTGAAGGGCGCAAATGGACGCTATGTCCCGATTAGAACGGGATGGATCATCGCCCCGGAGGATAGAACTCCGCGCATGACGACGGCATTTGTGGACAGATGAGGAGGGAAAAATGATATGCAGAGGCCAAAAGAATATGATTGTGTTCGCTTGAAGGATGGGAGAGAAGGCACAATCGTGGGGGTCTATTCGGGGGATGTATATCTGGTTGATATTGATTACCCGCCGGAGCGGCTGCATGAGATTGAGGATACAACAGAGTTCATCAAAGCGACGGATATTGAAAAGATCACTTATGTACATATCGCGGAATAAACAATCGGATAAATTTTAGCGGAAATCTATTTCACATAATAATTAGAGAAACCATCTTACCAGTCGGCAAGGTGGTTTTCTTGTACCCAAAATCAAATCAGGATACGCAGGGGCGGACGGGAAACCGGCTGCCCCTTTGCTATATCACGACCCCGCCGGTGGTTCATCCGGCTCAATCCACACAGTCGACGGGCTGCTAAAAATCACGTTCAGGAGGATTACGCATGAAGAACATCGAGACCATTCTTTCCGACTTCGGTATCACGATTCCGGAAGGAAAAGCGACGGATCTGCGCAAGGCCGTCGCCGAGAACTACAAGACCGTGGCGGAATTCACCAAGCTGCAGGAACGCCACGACGCGCTGGACACATCGCTGAAAGACGTGCAGGGCAAGCTTGCCGCCTTTGACGGCGTGGATGTCGCAGCGCTGAAAAGTCAGATCACGACCCTGACCAATGACCTGCAGACCGAGCGGGACAACCGCAAGAAGGACGCTGCCGCCGTGAAGCTGCGCAGTACGGTGGACACGTTCCTGTCGGGAAAGCACTTCGTCAACGACATCACGCGCGAAAGCATCACGGACAAGCTGGTGACAGCACTGGGGTCTGACGATGCGCGCGGCAAGTCGATCGACGACCTGTTTACCGGCCTTGTCACCGATCAGAACGGCAAGGAGATCCCCGGCATCCTTGTGGCCGATCCCGCCAGCAAGGCGCGCTTTTCGTCAGATCACAGCGGCATGGTGCCGCCGGCGGGGGGCGCAAAAGAATACGTAGCCCAGAAATACAAAAACAATCCGTTTTTCAGGGGCTAAGATTACGAAAGGAAATGATGATCTATGTCTATCCAGTACGGTTCCCTTTACGTGGACGAGCAGTACAAGGCAACTGTTCTTCCCAACCTGTTTTATAAGACCTGGCTTGTGCCCGGTGTGACCTATCAGGACGTGATGGTTGACGGCGCCGGCGGCTGCTATTGGCACAAGCTGACCTCCACCGCAGCATCTGTCGGCACGCCCGGCCGTGATTTCACGGACACCGCCGCCGCTGACACGCTGGTTCAGGCCGTTTTCAACAACAACATCCATGCGTCAAAGAAGATCTACGGCGTGCAGGCCGCTGCTGTGGCGTTCCCGATCGCCGAGGAGCATCTGGCACTTGCCACCCGTGAAGTCGCGGAGGCAAAGAACCAGTGCGCGCTTGCCTGCCTGATCTCCGAGGGTACTGCATCCACCAACACCACGAAGACCACTGCGGCCAACTTCAAGGCGCAGGTGCTGGCTGAACGCAAAGCCATGGTCAAGGCGAAAGCCAACCCCACCATCGTGCTTTGCAGCCCGGACTTCTTCGCGACGATGCTGGAGTTCGCCGGTGAGAAGTACACCCCGACGTCCAACGAAATGCTGCTTGCCGCCGCTGCCGGCGGGCAGGTCGGCAGCTTCATGGGCTTCACCTGGATCGAAGTCAACGGCTTCGCGTCGTCTGCTGACCTTGCCTACTATCCGCACGGCGGTACGAAGGCCAGCGTCACGGCGGCGGACCTCGCGAAGGTGGAATTCATCATGTATGACCCGAGCGCTTTCGGCGTCGGCGATAACTTCAGCATCGTCCGTATGGTCGATTCTGAGCTGTTTGCCGGTACGAAGGCACAGGTCGAGGAAAACGCCGCCCTGCGTGTGCTGGACGCTGCGCAGGTGCACGTGAAGTCCTACGCAAGCGCGTGATCGGCAGGTGAATCACGGTGTACGCGGATTTTGACACATACGTAAAACGGTACGGGGACGATTTGTCCCCGTTCTGCGATGAAGCGACTGCTGCCCGCTACCTACGTGCGGCGTCGAGGGAGATCGACCGCTTTACGTTCGACCGCTTCGGCGGCACGCTGCCGGAATCCACGATCGACGCCGAAAAGCTGCAGGACTGCGCATGCGAGCTGGCCGAATGCCTTTACCGCATTGACCAGGCGCGTGACAGCGCGGCTGAAACCGCAGACGTCGGCGGCGTAAAAACCGCCGGCCCTGTGGCGTCGGTGTCGTCCGGCAGCGAATCGATCACATACAAGGCGGCCGACAGCTGCTACACGACCGCCGCGAAGACTACGGCGGCACGTGACGAGCTGGTGTTTGACTTGCTTCGGCGCTGGCTTTCCGGCGTGGCCGTGGATGGCGTCCTTGTGCTGTACGCGGGGGTGACGTGCTGATGCTGCTGCATAGCGATACGATCACGCTTTTTTCGCGCGTGCGCGGCGCGCGCGGTCAGGCCGATACGTGGGCGCGGCACGTGCTTGCCGGCGTCAAGGTGGAAGCAAAAACCGCTATGACGCCAGGTACGACCGGCGATGTGCCGGGGCACTATGTGCTGCTGCTTGTCCCGAAAGCGGCCATTGGCGCGCTGACCTATGCGACGCCGGAAGTGTACCAGGCGGCGGATGACCGCAGCGGCATGATTGCGTTTCAGCCGGGCGATTATTTTTGCCGCGGCGAGCACGATTGGGCGGAATACGATGTGCTGTGCAAAGTCACTGAGTGCCACCGTATCACATCCTGCGCGTGGTTTCCGCTGATTGCGCACTTCGAGGTGACAGCGTCATGAGCGACATCAAGCACTATAAGGACGTCAGCTATGTCAAAGGGCACGTCCGGGTAAATCTCCGGTTCGCCAAATACGGCCCGCGATTCGCCAAAGCGCAGGAATGGCTGGGGCAGCAGGTGCTTGCGGACAGCAAACTGTATATGCCGCTGAAAACCGGCAGCCTGCAGCAGCGTTCATACGTCGCAGAAGGTGGCCGGCAGGTTGTGTTCCCCGGCCCATATGCACGGTATCTGTATATGGGTAAGGTCATGGTCGACCCGGAAACCGGTTCGCCGTGGGCGCGCAAGGGCGCCGTGAAAGTTGTGACCGACCGCGACCTGCGATTTGCGGCCGGCGTGCCGCACTGGGCGGAAGTCGCGCAAAACGAACACGGCAAGGAATGGGCCGCGGAGTGCAAGCGGATCATCCTGGGGGAATCAAATGGTTGACACAAAAGATTTTTCAACGATTCTGAGCGGCTTGCTGAACGATTTCCCGGCCATTGGCGCACGGGAAATCCGCTTCGGCGAGCTGGGCGACAAGTCCGGCGTCGGGATCTATCCGTCCGCTGCGGCGACGGTAATCAGCGAAACGACCGACATCACGGGCGGCGTGTACCAGAAATGCAACTATGCGTTTCAGGTGGTATATCGCGCCGTGCCACAGTCGGAAACCGACCGCATCCACATCAAGGGCTGGTTGGACAAACTGGCACGCTGGCTGGAAAAACAGCCGATCACGGAGGCCGGCCAGCAGCACACACTTGCCGCGTGGCCGGACCTCGGCGATGGCCGGACGATCACAGCGTTCGTGCAGGTGTCGGCGGCCTATCTTGCCGGGCGCTATGCCGACGGTGTGGAAGACTGGGCCGTGTCCCTGTCGATGCGGTACGACAACAATTTTGAAAGGTGATGCATTATGCCTGAAAGTACGACTTTTAACACAACCGCGGGCCAGACGATTGCCCGCAAACTGCTGATGGCCTTCCTGAATACCGGCACGTCTTCCGCGCCGGTTTGGTCGATCGTCGGCAAGCGCGTGGAAGACAGCAGTCAGGAATATGACTGGAACAAGGAAACCACGCAGGACATCCTGGGCAACACGTTTACCACCATGTCCGCGCCGACCATCACGCAGACCTTTGACCCGTGCAATCTGGACGCCGGCGAGACCGCGCTGACGAAGCTGTGGCAGCTGGCAATCAAGGATCAGGATGTCGCAGCGCTGGCCGAACAGGATATGATGATCGTGCACTGCTATGCCGGCACGAAGGACACGGCGATGTTCGCCGAACGATATAGCGGCTGCGCGATTGAAGTGAAGTCGCTGGGTGGCGACAAGACGGTGGACATGCCGTTTGACGTGACCTACGGCGGCACGCGCACGGTCGGCACTGCGGCCATTGCGGACGGCGTGGCCACGTTCACGAAGGCGACGGCATAAGGGGGTGACGGCGTGAGCAATAACATTTCCTTTGAAACCGGTCTGAAAGCGTTCACCATCAATGGCGACGCAAACCGGAAGATCTATTTTGACCCGAACGACATCGGTATCATCGACCGGCTGGAAGCGGCAGCGATGGCGATCAAGGCCAAAGCCGACGAAATGGGCACGCAGGAAAGCGATACGGACGCCCGCACGACGATCCGCGAACTGGACGCCTACGCACGCGAACAGGTGGACGCGGCGTTCCCTTCGCCCGTCTGCGATACAGTGTTCGGCAAAGCCTACTGCGTTTCGCTCACGCCGTCCGGTTCCCTGCAAATCATTTCGTTCCTGGAAGCGGTTTCGCGCCAGATCCGGCGCGAGATGGACGCTGCGGCCGCTGCCGCGCAGAAGCGTCAGGCAAAATACCTGGATAAATACAGCGGCGGTCAGCGTAGGAAGAAGCGCAGATCATGAATACCGGCCTGCCGAAGGCAGCATGTATCGGCGGCCGGTGTTTTCGTATCCGAAGCGACTTTCGCGCAATTCTGGACATCTGCGCCGCGTTGAATGACCCGGATCTGACAGATCAGGATCGCGCCGAAGTGGCGGTCAAGATCTTTTACCCAGACTGGGATCAGATCACGGACATGGCCGCCGCGGTGAAATTCATGCTGTGGTTTTTAGACGGCGGTGTGGATCGCGGCGACCAGCGGCAGCAGCCGAAGCAGATGGACTGGGAACAGGATTTCCCGATGATCATTGCGCCGATCAACCGCGTAGCCGGGCAGGACGTGCGCGCGCTGCCGTATATGCACTGGTGGACGTTCATCGGCTACTACATGGAGATCGGTGACTGCACGTTTTCCACGATCCTGGACATCCGGCGGAAGCTGCGCAAGCACAAGAAACTGGAAAAGTGGGAGCGCGAATACTACGACGAAAACCGGGAATTGATCGATTTCAAGTCGGCGCATCTGACCGACGACGAAGATGCATTCATCCGGCAGCTGATGACAGGGGGTGTGCGCGATGGCTGATGTTGTCGGCGATCTGGTATTTGATACAACGATAAACAGTGGCCAGTTTGACGCTGGCCTTGCGAAGCTGGAAAACAACGCGAAAAAGGCCGCGAACAACGTGGACAAGGCCGCGCAGAAGGTAGCCATGCTGCGGCAGCAGCTGGAAGAACTGCAGGCTGTTGCCGAAAACGAAAAGAAAACCAGAAGCACCGGGACTGTGACGCAGGAAACCGGCGATGCAATCCAGAAAACGACGCAGCAGATGAAAGACGCGCAACTGCAGTTGCAGGGATTGCAGGCGGACCAGGCCAAGGCAAACGACGCTATAGGTGCCTACATGCAGAAGCAGCAGTCAGCGGCTGCATCGACGTCGAAAGTGTCCGAACAAATGGGCAAATTCGCAAAGCGCATTGCCACCATCGCGAAGAAAGTGTTTATCTTTACGCTGATCGCGAAGGCGCTGCGCGCCATGCGGTCTGTGCTGCTGAACACCATCAACGCAGACAAGCAAATGTCTGCGTCCCTTGCGCAGATCAGGGGCAATCTACTGACGGCCTTCGCGCCGATTTATAGTTTTGTTCTTCCCGCCATTCGGACGCTGCTGTCATGGCTGGCGAAGCTTACGGCCGTTATTTCGTCTGTATTTGGCGCAATCTTCGGTCAGACGGCATCGCAGGCACAGGCCAACGCCAAAGCGCTGTACCAGCAGGCAAACGCCACATCCGCAGCCGGTGACGCGGCGGAAAAAGCGAAGCGGCAGCTTTCCGGGCTGGACGAAATGAACCGCTGGGAATCAAACGACAGTTCCGGCGGCGGAAGCGGTGGCGGCGGGTCTGCCGCGCCTGATTTTAGCGGCGTCAGCCAGGTCAAGCTGCCGGACAACGTCCAGGCGGGGTTGACGAAAATCGGCGAAGCACTGCGTTCGATCATCGAATCCCTGAAGCGTATCTGGGATTCGCCGGTCGTGCAGTTCGTCGTGAAAACCGTCTTGTATGTGGCAATGCAGCGAATCGCGTGGATTCTTAGCAGCGTCGGTTTGGTGCTGGAAGGTATCGCCGACATACTAGACGGCAACGTGTGGGAAGGCATCAAAAAAGTAGGCCTCGGTTTGTTGGATTTAATGAATCCGATTGGCGGCCTGCAGGACGGCTTCAAATCCCTGTGGGAAAAGGTCGCCTCCGGTGCTTCATCCGCCTGGGAGGGCATCAAAAGCGCCTTCAAATCCGTGCCGGAATGGTTTCAGGGCAAATTCCGCGATGCATGGCAGAAGGTCAAGGACGTGTTTTCGACCGGCGGCCGTATCTGGTCAGGCATCAAGGAAGGCATCGAAAATACCTTCCGCGCGGTCGTCAACGCCATCATTCGCGGCATGAACACAATCATCGCCGTGCCGTTCAATAAGATCAACTCCATGCTGAATGCGATCCGAAACGCCAGTTTCCTTGGCATTTCCCCGTTCCAGAATATGTGGGGCGTGAATCCGCTGCCAGTGCCGCAGATCCCGATGCTGGCGCGCGGCGCGGTCATCCCGGCGAACCGGCAGTTCCTTGCCGTGCTGGGCGACCAGCGCAACGGCAACAACCTGGAAGCGCCGGAATCCCTGCTGCGCCAGATCGTGCGCGAAGAAGCTGGCAGCGCTGGCAGCCGATACGAATTCATTGCGCGGCTGGATCGCCGGACGCTGTTTGACGAAGTCATTACCGAAGCAAAACTGCGGAAAGGGCAAACGGGTAAAAACCCGCTTGTAGCGGTGTAACACATGGCACAAGAATACATTAAAATTCGCAAAAGCGCGTCGGATAACTGGCTGGTACTCCCACAGCCGGATTCCGGCGCGCTGTCGTATGACTTTGAAACGACCTACACGGAAGACAGCGGCCGCGTCCAGACGGGCGTGGCTGTTGTCAGCCCGCTATTCACGGTGGAAGCACTGGGGTATAGCCGGGCGTCAATCAGCAAAACCATGCTGTCGCAGATCCTGAAGATCATCGCCAAAGGCCAGCAATTCCAGTTGCACTACTTTTCCGCCTACTATGGCGCGTGGTGTACGTCGTGGTTTTACGTCGGCAAAGGGCAGCTTGACATTGGCCGGCTGAACGAAAACAAGGAACTGTTTACGTCCCTGGAATTTAACATGGTCGGCGTCAACCCGCTGACGTGATGGGGGTGACAGGATATGCGAACAGTTGAAAGTCAGATCACAAGCGTCTACCCGTCGCAGACGAACTTCGTGGTCGATGTATCTTTTACGTGGGATCATGATGTCACATTTGTCTGGGGCGACGAAACCGTGACAATCAAGGCCGGCAGCTATCTGCAGGAAGGTCGGCAGTTTTTTCGCCCTGGTGGTACGAAGATTACGGCGCAGACATCATCCGGCAGTTACCCGGTCGGACTTTCGGTGTGCAAATGCGCGACGATCGAAATGTACGACATTGGGTGGTCAAACGCCGATTACTGGTCAGTGTACGAAGGGGCTACGGCGCACCTGAAAGCGGCGATCACTATTGACGGCGTTGAGCGCATGGTGGACATGGGCAGCTTCAAGGTCTACGAAGTGGAAACCGTGCACGAAGTTACCACGCTGACCTGTTACGACGCCATGAAGGCGGCAGACGTGCCGTGCCCGGCGGCGATGCAGGGCGAACACAGCTATCCGGAACTGTGGCAACTGGCGGCGCAGCAGCTTGGTCTGACGGCTGGCCCGCTGGATTTGCAGTATAACGCGCTGGCGACCGTGGATGCGAAGCACACCATCCGGCAAGTGATCGAAGCAATCGTGCTGGCCTGCGGCGGCAACGCTGTTGTATCAGGAAATACGCTGTTTGCACGGCTTGTGCCGTCGGCAGCGGACGTTACGCTGGCGCAGTGGATCAATCCGGTAGAAGTGGCGAAAACGCCGGTAGAAGTTACAGGCGTGCGAGTGAAAAAGACGTTCGCCAGTGACGGGCAGGAGCACACGTATTTTTTTGGTGCCGGAGGCTACGTCGTTGAACTGAACGACGACAACCTGTGGCTGGGAATTGAAGGGCCGGCAGGGTCGATCACCGTTGCCGCCGAAGCTGCTGCTGCGTCGCTGTACGTGCAGCTGAAAGAAAAGCCGGTATATAAATTTTCTGGTGATCTTCCGTCTGATCCGCGCCTTGACATTTTCGACAAGGTCATCGTCAAGGACATCAACGGCCGGGAATACCCGTCAATCATCACGGAGTACACATTCGTTTTTTCCGGCAAAACATCGGTCGGGAATAGCGTCGAATCCGGCAGCAGCTACAACACGTCCGACGGCGGCGCATCCGGCAGCGGTTCGGGCGGCGCGGCTGGGGCAGACTATATCGCCGCGCAGGGCACGACCGGTGTGTGGACGTGGCGCAAGTGGGCATCCGGTATCGCCGAGATGTGGGCGGTATTTGGCACCGACACGCTGGAGATGACGGCGCAGACCTGGGGTGACCTGTATACTGCGTCGTGGATGGGGATGGCAATCAACAAGTCTGCCCGGCAGTATCCCTTTGCGTTTGTGGATCAGCCAGTCGTCACAGCAACGCCGATTGCCGATGGCGCAAACTTTTGGTGTGCAACCAACACCGAAAACGACACGGGCACGTCGCTGACACACGCGCCGGCATACCAGTGCGTGCGTGCATCAGGCGCCACGCTATCCACGCCACGCATCGCCTACTACGTGGTGGGCAAATACAAATAAAAAGGGGCGATAATACATGACAATCACACTCGCAGACGGGCGCGGGGCGCTGTGGCAGTGGGACACCGGGCGGCGGGCCAAGATCACCGACGGCGACGGCGTAAAGCAAATACACTATCAAAATCGATGCTTCGGCTGCAGCGTGGACGTGGATGTTGAGGACGACGGCACAGCCATCATCCCGGCCGAGCTGCTGCAGGACTGGCACCCGCTGACGGCCTACGCCTACATCACCGACGACACCGGCGCGTACACGGTGGTGCAGCAGGACTTTATCGTGCACAAGCGCGCGAAGCCCTCCGGATATGTATACACCCCGACAGACCAGATGACGTTGCGGACGATCCAGCGTCAGATCGGCGACCTTGCCGGCCTGACGACGGAGGCAAAGGACACGCTGGTGGCGGCGATCAACGAGGCGGCGCGGACAGGTGGCGGCGCTGGTAGCATGGGCTTGCGCGTGGCGGACGGCTACATCCAGTACAGCGCGGACGGCGGCAGCACGTGGGCAAACCTCATCGCCATGGCCGAGCTCAAGGGCGCGGACGGCGCGCCCGGCAAGGACGGCCACAGCCCGGTGGTAACGGCCACTAAGTCCGGCAAGACAACGACAATCAACGTGGACGGCGCAGCCATTGCCACGGTCGAGGATGGCGCGGATGGCAAACCGGGGGCGGCTGGTGCAACCGGCCCTGCTGGCGTGCCCGGCAAGGACGGCAAGACCCCTGTCAGAGGCACGGACTATTGGACGGCAGCTGATAAGCAGGAGATTGTCAACAGCGTCATAGCCGCCCTGCCTGATGGCACGGAGGTGAGCTACTGAGATGAAAAAGCTCTACGAAGAAACCGCCGTACAGGACATTGCAGCTGCCATCCGCGAAAAGACCGGCGGCGCGGAGACGTACAAGATCGCGCAGATGGGCGATGCGGTGCGCAGCATCACTGGCGCGGAGGAGGTCGCGTGGCATCAGTGCCCAGAGGCGGTGCGCAATTATCTGGCCAACGTGACCTATGACCCGAGCGATTACAGCACGTCACAGATTGCCAACTATGCGCCTGCAACAGATGTTGTGAGCAATTACAAGCCCATTGGGCAGACGGCTGGTGGGGTGACGCACTACAACGAAATACCGAATGTGCTCACGCCGTTTGCCTCCGGCGGGAAAGCGGGCACGCTCAAACCGCTGGATGCACTGCGGTGGATTCGCACGCGAGAAAACTCTGCAGAAGCGTGGAACGTGCGCGACCTTGGCGGATGGGCCTGCGACGGCGGCACGGTAAAATACGGCCTACTGATTCGGGGCGGGCGTATCTCTGCCGCAGATCGGGCGGTACTGGTCGGCCAGCTTGGCGTGCAGCATGAAATTGACCTTAGAGGCAAAGAGGGGCGCGACCCGTCCGACGGTGACGTTGCAACGGAATCTCCGCTTGGCGGCGATGTGTGGTTTACGATTGCCGACAAGGCAGCGTCCTACGCGCTGACGCCGGTTGAAACGTGGCAGCTCTATCTTCGCTGCGTGATCGACGCCGTGACGCATCGGGAGCCGGTGTATTTCCACTGCACCGCAGGTGCAGATCGTACCGGCACTCTCGCGTGTGTGCTGGAGGGCTTGCTCGGCATGAGCCAGTCCGACATCGACAAGGATTATGAACTGACTACCTTTTATTCCGGCTCCGGGACAGACGCACTTGCCCGTCGACGGAATGAATCAGACTGGAAGAGGCTTATCAATGCGATCAACGCCGTTTCCGGCGATACGTTCCGCGATAAGTGCATGCATTTTGCCGTGGGAACGTGCGGAATGTCAATGGCCGATATCAACGCTTACCGCGCGGCTATGACCAACGGGACGCCCGAGACGCTGCACTGGTATCAGACGATCACCAAAAATCTCACAGGCTGCACGATCAGCAACGCCGCGTCTCAGGTGGATTACGGCGAGGCGTACACCGCGACCATCGCGGCGGAAAGCGGAAAGACGATCACGTCGGTAGTGGTCAAAATGGGAGGCGTGGATATCACAGCCACGGCTTACTCGGCTGGCAGCGGTGCAATCAGCATCTCCAAGGTGACGGGAACGGTCACGATCACTGCGGCGGCCTCTGTACCGTCTGTGAATTACACCATTACGCGCAATCTCACCAACTGCGCGTCGTCCAACACGGCAGATACCATCGCCAAAGGCGCGGCCTACACCACGACGCTCTCCCCGACGGGAACATACAAGAAGCTCGGCGCAATCACTGTCATGATGGGTGGAACGGACGTTTCCGCGTCGGCTGTATCTGGCAGCGTAATTACTATTGCCAAGGTAACGGGCAGCATCGTGATTACCTGCGCGGCGGTCGTCACAAACATCATCGACACCGTTGGAATCTCTGCCGATACACGACTAAGCGCAGGGAGCGGCGCGAACAAAGCACAGACAGGCTGGGCAACAATCGGCGCAAATATGGACGCGCCGAGTCTTATTCACCTGCATTATGGAGATATTCTACGTATCAAGGGCGCGAGCATACCCGCTTCACAAGACGGGAAAAGCATAGCCGTGAGTTACAGCGAAACGGCAACGTTTAAAGTCGCGGGATATATATACAACGGATATGGTTGGAATACTCTCAAATTTACTACCGTCGGAGATATCGTCACTATAACAGGCCCCTCTGAGCATTACCTCCGGTTGAGTCTGATCTGCACGGATGCGTCGGCAGTTATCGCTACCATCAATGAACCGATCACGTAAAAGGAGGCGACGGAATATGGAATTTATTGCTTGCAACACGGACAATTACCGCGCCGGGCGCACGCAGCCGGTGCGGTACATTGTGCTGCACTACACGGCAAACAACGGTGACACCGCGCGCAACAACTGCGATTACTACCACCGCGTGGGCGGCCTGCAGGCCAGCGCGCACTATTTTTGCGACGAGTATGGTGCGATACAGTCCGTGCGCGAGGGCGACACGGCGTGGCACTGCGGCGCAGAAGCCGGGCGGCGCTACTGGCATCCCGAGTGTCGCAATGCCAACAGCATCGGCATTGAGATGTGCAGCCGCAAGCGCGCCGACGGCAGCTACTACATCCTGCCGGAGACCGTGGCAAACGCCGCGGCCTTGGCAAAAGACATCATGCAGCGCTATGGCATCGACACGGAGCACGTGCTGCGGCACTACGACGTGACGGGCAAGCGCTGCCCCATGCCGTGGGCGGATGACCCGGCGCAGTGGACGGCATTTCTGGCCATGCTGACGCCGGAACACCCGAACGAAGAGGAGGAAGAAAACATGGTAAAGTACAAGACGATTGATGACGTACCTGAATGGTACAGAAGTGAGGTTCAGGAATTGATGGATGCTGGCGCTCTGAAAGGCACTGGCAATGGAGCCATCGACATCTCTGAAGATGTCGTGCGCGGCGCGATTATCGGCATGCGCTACACCGAGGCACGCAACCCGCGCTACTACAGCCTGGACGACGTGCCCACATGGGCGCGCGAGGAGACGCAGAAGCTGATCGCCCGCGGCGCGCTGCAGGGCGACGGCAAGCACGCAATCAACGTCACGTATGACGCGCTGCAGGCGATGATCGTCTGTCAGCGGATGATTGACGCCGCTGGCGGCGGGAAGTGAGGCGCGGATGTCGGAGGTTATCATTGCCGCGCTGATCAGCGCAGCGGCCGCCATCGTGGTCGGCCTCATCAACAGCCGCGCGCAGCACAACAAGCTGATCGCGGAGCTGGACAAGCGCGACGAGCTGCAGGCGTATCGCATTGAGCAGCTCGAGCGCAAGGTGGACAAGCACAATCAGGTCATCGCGCGTACATATAAGCTGGAGGAGTGCACCGAGCTCCTCGGCGAGCGCATCAAAGTGGCCAATCACCGGATCGACGATCTGGAGCACAAAAATTAAGGAGGAATTTATTATGGAACTTGGCATTGCATCTGTGGCGGCGATCACCGCCATCGCGTATCTGCTTGGCATGGCCGTCAAGGCCACCAGCGTGGCCGACAAATGGATCCCCATCATCTGCGGCGCGGCCGGCCTGATCCTCGGCGTCGTCGCGTGGGCGATGGGCGTGCCGGACTTCCCGGCGCACGACTGGCTCAACGCTGCCGCCGTCGGTATTGTGTCCGGCTGGGCGGCGACGGGACTTAACCAGAGCGTCAAGCAGCTGACGGATAATAAATAATTGGGCAAAGCAAGGCCGCCGGAGCGTAAGTGCTCCGGCGGCCTTGTGATTTTAAATTTCTGTGCCATCTGGCAGCGTAAACTTGATGTTGACTTTGCAGCCGAGTGCTTCTCCGATGCGCTCCCATTCTTCTACGGTAAATTTTCCAGTATTCAGCCGTTTGTTAAGCAGCTGGGGGGACCATCCGAGCCGTCGCGCCAGCTCGGAGTTTGTAATCCCAAAATACGCAAGCTTCATTTCAATTATTTGCCGCGCTGTCACGGTATCACTTCCTTCTGTTAGATAGCATAACCTATTTAGTTTAACGTGTCAACTAAAAATTTTCTGAAATATCCGAAAAAGTTAAAATACGGGGTTGACATTATAAACTATTTGGTTTATAATAATACTCGTAAGGCAGAGGGAAACCTCTTGTGAAAGGAAGTGAGGGAATGACCGAGATGAACGTCACAGAGGCGTTGCTGAAAGCAATCCTCGAACTCATCGAGAAGTGCGAAACGCTTGAAGAACTTCGCGAGAGCGTCAAGCGCATCATGCATGAGTAAACAAAAAGAGTAGCGGCACCGACCAAAGCCCCGCTACTCGCACCCGAGAAGGTGAGCCGGGAGCCTTACCCCGGCCACCTTGATTATAAACCGAGTAAGGCAGAAAAATCAAGGAGGAAACACTATGAAGTACGAAGTCTACGAAAATAACGGCGGCGCCGTTATGCTCGCTATCCTCGACGACGATTGCAAGCCGGCCGCCATTTTTGAAAACTGGGAGTATGGTCAGCGCGGCATTTTGGCCGACGCGCTGCAGGAGCTTGCCGCAGATCCGACGGCGTGGAGAGCGTGGGACGGCGACCTTGTCGAGCGCATCGCGTCCGAGTGGCCGTACAGCGGTGAGGCAGAGCCGCCCACGCTTACCGAGCTTTACGACGAGATCAGCGGGAGCGATGCATGCATCATTGACAGTGACGGCGATATGATCCCCGCACAGCGCATGGGCGCCGCGGCTCTCAAGGCACTCGGCCTGAGCCTCGAGGATGACGATCAGTAATGCGTGCGGCAATCTATATCCGTGTATCAACAAGCGAGCAGGCGGCGGAGGGGTATTCCCTCGCCGCCCAGCGCAAGAGCTTGATGCAGTGGTGCAATGATCGCGCCTATGATGTGGTGGACGTGTACGCCGATGAGGGTATCAGTGCGAAAGACATCAAGCACCGCCCGGCAATGCTGTGGTTGCTGTCCGATGTACAAACCGGGAAAATTGATGTTGTGTGCGTCTGGGCGCTGAGCCGGCTAACGCGCAGCGTTGCTGACTTATACAGCGTGTGGGAGTTGTTTGCGGCGCACAACTGTGGGTTAATCAGCTATACGGAGGCTTTTGACACGACCACGCCGACCGGGCGCGCAATGATGGGTATGCTCGGGATTTTTGCCCAGATGGAACGAGAATTTACGGCCGAACGTGTCAGCGCGGCGATTGCGGAACGCGCAGCGCAGGGAAAGCGAACATGCAACGAAGTACTTGGTTATGACCTCGACGGAAAGGACAGCCTGAAAATCAACCCAGCGGAAGCGGAGCGCGTGCGGTATATTTTCGATCGTTACACGGAATACCGCAATCTGTCGGCCGTTGCCGAGCTGTGCAGATTACGCGGCTACACTGGGAAGCGTGGCAAGGTGCAGACGGCCGAGTCCATTCGGCGGGTGCTTACCTGCCCGGTGTACGCCGGCTATAACAGCTATAAGGGCCAGTTGTACAAGGGACGTCACGCGCCCATCATATCTGTCAAAGATTACAATCGTGTGCAGCGGATACTACAGCAGCGAGGGAAGCGAGTCAGAATACTGTATCAGCAAATCGTGGGATAA